GCCCGAGAATACTTGCCTAACTAAAGACCAGTACACTCCATCTGGATTTGAGATCTTTCAAGATAAGAAAAAAGTTATCGAATTCGAGTGGAATGCTAAGAGCGCCATAGCCCTAATTTGGGGATTAATTGGACGCCAACTATCGTGCGGTACTGCTCCGGAAACTAATGTCTTAAAACATTTTGACAGTTTCACGGACATCATGATCAAGAATATCATGAACCGCATCAATGGACGGCCTGTTAAGCTCATTAGCATCTAGAACTGGTTACTAGATAAGAAAAGTTGGGATCGTAATAAGCGGTCGAAGTATTTAGACAACATTACTAAACAGTTAATGGGTACAATGAAATTGTCAGGTCCTTATCTCGGGACCATAAAATCAGGAGAAGTTAATTACACTCAAGATCTTTAGATAGAAGATGGGTGGGTCACAGGATAGTCATCAAGATATAGGTTTTTCGTTACGCCTTCAGACTAGTGGTGTGGATTGTTAACATACATTCAGCACTACATTTTTAAAGACCTGTCCACTGTTCCAGAATTTTGTCATGGCCTAAACTCTTCACAATTGAAGAAGAGAATTTGGTCCTCCATCAACTAGATAAACCATCCGGATTACATTTCGTCGTTTGGATTAGATGGTAGCAAGTTTGATTCTACTCAACACATTGAGATAATCAAATCTGTAGACAACAAATTTTGGGAAGCTTACAGACCTCGATTGACTGAAATTTTGACTACTTTTGCTAAAGTATATAATTACAGTCTCGATATTGAGAGATTAACGTCCCAGTTAATCGCCGGAGCATGCGAAGAAACTGCTCAGATTTTCATTCCAATGAAAAGTTCTAGCGTAGACTAGATGTCGGAAGACGAAAAAACTACGTTTAGTCGCCACTATCCTTAGGCAGCTAATAAAAACAAGAAACTAAAAGGAAGTAAAACCGCTGGAGTTGAAGTCGTTTATATTACGGGCACAACATACAGCGGAAACCCAGTTAGAACTACCCTTGGTAATACTCTCAGATCTGTGATGTATATGTACTATTACGGCTATTGTGCTGGAATCTTTGACCCAAATACTTGGGGAGAAGAGCTCCAGCCGGCTATGTGGTGCATTGCGTCTGGTGACGATACTGTTGCTTGGGTGGAAACTTCTAAGATGAAACTCTTAGAAGAATAGGTAGATCGGTTGACAACAACCGATAAGGATTTCATCGGAGAAATAGGTTTGGGTTAGATAGTCGTTGATCGTCGGGTTGCAGCCTGGTGGGATACTGACTTCTGCTCGAAATGGTTCTATTTAGATGGTCCTAGTAAATTTGAGAATTGGAGGTGTACTCGTGACTACAAGAAAACGTTTTCTACAAAGATGTCTTACGTGGGTAAATCGGACTTGATGTTATTGGATCCATTGATTCATGCAAGAGCAATCTTGGGTGGAATAATGGCCGAAACCGATAGTCGACTTATTCGCGCTCTTTGTGAATTCAGAATCTCGTGGTTAGAGAAAACCTCTACTTCCAAAAGCAGTTAGTCTGATCTGCTAACCACTCAATTTTAGGAGTGGTATCAGCTACGCCGCGAGGCAGAGTACAAGGACGCAATGTTCGATGACTCAAAAGACGTGATATGTAAAGATCGTTACGACCTGCACATCATGCACAAGCCAGG